TCCAAACAGGTTAAAAATTCCAAATTTTAATGCTAACGGAACATTAGTAAACTATACTATTTTAAAAAGAGAACCTGTTGTAAATGGGGTAACAAGAGTATTTAAAAAGGTTATATCACAAACAGATTCAAGACCATTTTTAGAAGTGTTTTTACCTGAACAAAATGTTTTAGGAGTTACAAGTGTTCTTTTAAAGAATGGAAACAATTTTACAAATATTCCATCAGCTCAAGAATTTTTATCAACTGTTGATAGATGGTACGAAGTTCAGGCTTTGGCTGAAGACAGAATTTTTATTCCTGACACTACTAAAACATCTGACAATCCTGGTATTAAGGTTGGAAAATATTTACAAACAAATCAAAGATTTATTACTGAATATACACCACAGGGCTATCTTAAATTAACTTTTGGTGGGGGTAATCAATCTACGGATGAATTATTAAGACAATACGCTTTAAACGGAATTACTTTAGATATATCAAAGTATCAAAATAATTTTTCTTTAGGGTCAACTTTAAAACCAACAACAACATTGTTTATTCAATATCGTGTTGGTGGAGGACTACAAAGTAATTTAGGTGTTGGTATTATTAATCAAATTGGAACAATTAATTTTTCAGTTAACGGTCCTAACTCTCAACAGAATTTAAATACTATTAACTCTCTTCAGGTGAATAATATTACCGCAGCGGTTGGAGGGGCTAACGCACCTACTATTGAAGAAATTAGAAATTTAGTTGGATTTAACTTTGCGTCACAAAACAGAGCGGTTACCATTAATGACTATGAAGCAATTTTAAGAAAAATGCCATCAATGTTTGGAGCACCTGCAAAAGTTGCGATAACTGAAGAAGATAACAAAATTAAAATAAACATTTTATCTTATGATACGGAAGGTAATTTATCGAGTAATGTGTCAAATACATTACAAAGTAATATTGCTAATTACCTATCAAATTACAGAATGATAAATGATTATATTTTTGTAAATTCTGCGAATGTGATTGATTTGGCATTTGATGTCTCAGTAGTATTAGATGCTAGTCAAAACCAAGGAACTGTTATTACAAATTTAGTTGAAAAAGTTCAAAACTATATGAGCCCATCAACAAGAGAAATGGGTTCAAATGTCTACATATCAGAAATAAGAAGATTAGTTCAGGAAGAAGTTGGTGTAATAACAGTGACTGACATTAAAGTTTACAATAAAGTAGGTGGACAATATTCATCATCTCAAACTTCACAAAGATACGCGAATAGTGATACTAAACAAATTGAACTTATTGACGATACAATATTTGCGGAACCAACACAAATTTACGATGTAAGATATCCTAATAAAGATATTCGAATTATAGTAAAGAACTTAACTACAGTTAACTTTAGCTAACATCCTTTATTTTTATAAAAGTGTGTTTAAAATATTTATTTAAAAACACACATGTCATCAACATACAGAATTAGAACGGAGTTAGGAGTAAACAAGACCATTCAGGTTAAGTTAGAACAAAATTACGACACTTTAGAGTTATTGTCTTTAACGATTTCGCCTAATAATTTATATACACGAGCTTGTGCGAATTATGGTGTTGTTTGTGGTAGAGTTTTTTGTAATAATGGTTTTGGGTTACCAAACGCTAGATTATCTATTTTTATACCTATTGATGAATTAGATATTACAAATCAAGACATTTCAGTTTTATATCCTTATCAAAGTATTAATGACGTTAATGAGGATGGATATCTATATAATTTATTACCTTACACACAATCTCATAGTGGACACGTTCCTGTTGGAACTTTTCCTGATAGGATTGATGCTCTTATTAATAAGACAGTAATTGAAGTTTATGATAAGTATTATCGATTCACAGTGAGTACAAACGACTCTGGTGACTTTATGATACTTGGAGTACCAACAGGTCAACAGACGTTGTTTATGCAAGTTGACCTTTCCGATATTGGTGAGTTCTCAATGACACCACAAGACTTAATAAGAATGGGTCTTGCAACTGAATCACAAGTTGATGGAACAAGATTTAAATTTTCCGAAAACTATAATGAGTTACCTCAAATCATTAGTATTTCAAAAACTATACAAGTATCACCATTTTATGGTGAACCTGAGATTTGTGATTACTCAATACAGCAAGTTGACTTTGATTTAACTTCTGAAAAAAATGTGACAATATCACCAACTGCGGTTTTTATTGGTTCTATTTTTTCGGCAAACGAGGGGACTAAAGTTGTTAATACAAATGATAACGCTTGTAATGTTAAACGAGGTCTTGGTAGAATGTGTGATTTAATTCCCGGTCCTGGACAAATATTAGCTTTGAGACAAACAATTCGTTTAGATAATTTAGGTTTACCAATTATTGAACAATTTACATTAGAAAATGATGGTAAAATTATAGACCAAGATGGTACTTGGGTAACTGAAGTACCTATGAATTTAGATTATGTATATACTGATGAGGAAGGTAATAGAAGAATAAGTGATAATCCCAATATTGGTATTCCTACAAAATCAAAATATAGATTTAAAGTTAAATGGGACCAATCTCCGCAATTATCAGAATCTACTAAAAGAGGATATTTCTTAGTTCCAAATATTAAAGAATATGGTTGGACATACAATCCTCAAAATCCCTTAGATGACCCAAATTTACAAGATTTTGTTAGTAGTGTTGTCACTGTGGAAATTCCTGCAGGTGTTACTGAATCATTTATATATAATTTGATAAATGAAAATGAGGCGACTACGTATGTTTTTAGACTTAATGAAACTATTAATGTCGATAATTTAAAAATAACTTATCCTGATGGAACACCATATACAAGTCAAAATTTTAGTAATAATTTTATAGGAGGACTTCCAAACTTTAGTTTATCATGGGAATCTCCTGATATAACAACTGTATCAACATTTATTTTTTACAAAATAATTTATAAAAGATTTCAATTAGAATCATCATACGCGTTTAGTTTAGATTGGAATGATTATGCTAATGTTGATGACGCTTTGAGTTGTGAAGATACTTTTATGGAATTACATTTCAATAAAGTATACACTGTAAGTCAAATTATTGACAGGTACTCAACAGGATTGAGACCGGGTAAAACAGTCCAAATTAAAAATATTCAAGACACAAGTTGTGATGGAGAAAAAAACAAATTTCCTATAAACGATGTTTTTGTTAATATTACATTTAACTATGTTTTTAACAGTTTAATTTTAGAAATAATAAAATATTTGTTAATAGGGTTAGTCCCATTATTACACGTATTAAGTTTTCTTTGGTTAATTTTATCTCGAGTTATTGCTGCAATACTTTTAGTTGTTCAGTTGGTAATTTTTATAATTTGTAACATAGTAAGAGGAATACAAGACATTTTTGGAACAGCGTCTTTGGATTGTCCACCACCGTCTGATTTTGGAAGTTTATTAAGAGAAAATCCTTTGAAAAATATTACACTTCCTCTTCTTTTATATACTGAAGATGGGTGTGAAAGATGTAATTGTAAAGCTGGTGATGTAACTGCGGATACCGATTTAATTGCGGAGTTCACACAAGTCCAAGAAGAACAAGTATCAATTTTAATGGATACTACAGGATTTCAAACGTATGCGAATAATCCGAATGATTTTACTTATATTCCTAATCTTATTTCTGGAAACGCTGGACTACCAGGTGTGGAAAAAAGAACTCCTCAATTGTCTGATTCATTTACACTTGTTACCGACCCAGATGCCGTTACAAGAACGATAGAATTAAATTATTATTCACAATCATTACCTTTTTCTGAAAGGTTAAATATGTTATCATTTCCTGGTAGATACTTTAAAGTGGGTACCGCAAATGACCCATTGGGTATTAAAGTATATATTGAACCTGAGCTTAATACTCCGATACAGTCTTTTCCATATTGGGATGCTACGACTCAAACAGTTCAGCAACAAATTGTTGTGGGTTCACCTAAATTCCATTGGGATAACGCTTTGATTATTGCGTTAGACCCAGGAATTGATTTAACTGTCGGTGAAATATTATCTTTTCAAAATCCGGCACTTTCTAATGACCTTAACTATAAAAGGAATGAAAATTATCCTGCGTCTTTAGGTAAAATTGAGGCACCTCCTATCGAAACACCTGAAAATACACTTGGTAGTATTGGTGCGCAAATAACGGTAAACTGGACAAGAACTTATACATTTCTAAATTTAGGAAATGGATATCAAAATCCAAATGGACCAATTAATGGAACCGCGGGTGGTGGTATTGCGGAACAAACTACTTATAATATATCATCAGTTACTGAAAATAATGCGGTTACATCATTTGCTGCGGACATTGAATATTTTCAAGTTCTAAAAGTTGGAAACTTGAATGAATTATCTAACGCTTCTATTAATAATATTTTAAATCAAAATCAATATTTTAGATATCAGGAAAATGCGGATGGAGGAACAGTTAGTTGTTTTTGGCAAAGAGCTAATTATTACGGAAGTGGATTAGGATTCCCAACATTGGGAAATAACTTAGTGACTCCAAATGGATATAAGTATGCTATTTTAATGAGAGGTGTTGATGTTCATTCACCAAGAGTAAAACAAAAAATTTGGTTAGGAAGTTTGATGTATAATCAAATTAGTGAATCAAATATACCTGATGGTGTTAGTGAATCCGATGTGTATGTTGAAGGATATTTCAAATTAAATATACCATACCAACCAAACAACCTTGGTACAGAACAACAACAAGTTCAATGTAGACATAATCAACTTCAAACTAATAGTAGTGTTGATGAATTTGGTAGTACAATATTCTATCCTAGTTATATGTTTGAATACTATTCAACTACGTTTATACCTTTTACAAGTGATTTACATTTATATTATTCGTCATATGACGCTAAAAACTTTGGGAATGTAATTCCTGTTGAATATTCTGACTCTTCAGTTGACGGATATGTTCCTTATCAACAAATACAAACAAGTTTTAACACTGGATTTGAAAGAGTATCAAGTACAAACATTTTTACAGGTTTTTTTAGTAATACACAACAATGTGGTCAAGGAACATCTGCTAGTAATAATAATGATTGTGATGATGATACAGGACAATATTTCCCACAATCTTTAGAAACCTATACTTGGAATTTATACAATCAATATCCTAATTCTAACACCCAACTTGATTTTCCTGGAAACTATCGAATAGGACAAGTTGTTGAAGGAGGGTCAGTTTATCAATACTCACTATCTTTAGAGTTGTATGATAGCCCTTGTCAGGCAAATGGAGGGTCGTCT